GGCGCTCGGGAGGCCGGCGGTGCCTGCAGCCGCATGGGGCGGTCGGCGGCGGGCACGAAGGAGCTCGACGACACCAGCGCCGAGGAAGTAGACGGCGGCGAGCGCCACAAGGATGGCGCCGCCAACGCTGTCGACGGTGGAGACGGCGATCACAGCACGACCTCCACGGCGTCCAGCTCGATGGCGATGCCGTCGAGGTCGCCAAGCAGCGTGCCGAGGATGGCAGCGACGTTGCCGGCGCTCAGGTCGTCGGTCGTCTGGATCGCCTCGGAGGCACGAGCAGCAGCGGCACGCAGGCGGGCGGCAGTGGCCCAGCCGTGCATGGCGATCTCGAGGTCGACCGGCACGCCGATCACGACGCCACCTCCGTCGGCTGGATCTCGGCAAGCACCCGCTCGACTGCCTGGCGCGGGTAGTAGGTGCGCCCGCTGGAGGCGTCGACCCACGTCGGCAGACGGCCGGCGGCCGTCCACTCACGGATCTTGCGGGGCGACCGGCCGAGGAGCTTGGCCACATCGCGCTGCGACATCAGCAGGCCGCTCATGCCGCCGCTCCATCGCGATGCTCGATCCAGTGCTGGGGGACGTCGAGCGCCTGGGCGATCTTCTTGCGCATCTCGGGGTTGCGCTTCAGCGTCCGGCGGCCGGCCGTGATGTCGCAGATGTAGGTGAGCGAGAGGCCCACCCGCTCGGAGAGCTGCTTCGGCGTCATCGGCGCCATGTCCATTGCCTTGTTGAGGCTCTTCGGGTCGATCGCTGCCATGCGCACATACTGTGCGCAGTTGTGCGTTCCTGTCAACTATTACGCAGCGATTGTGCGTAATTGTGCTCTGACCAGGGCTTCCGGAGAACTACATCGGTGTAACTGCGTAGTTCGGCCGGATCGACCTCGCTTGACTACGCACAATTACGCATACGACGATCGGGGGCATGGACGAACACGAGTGGCGCAAGAGGGTCGGAGACCCGATGGCACGGCGCCGCAAAGAGCTGGGGCTGAGCGTGCGCCAGGCGGCGGCGCAAGCAGGCGTTTCCGAGAGCCAGTGGCGACAGGTCGAAGCGGGCCGACGTCCGGTGAAGGGCGGCGAGTACGAGCCGGTGTCGCCCAAGGAGGAGACGCTGGCGGCGATGTCGCCGGTGCTCGGCTGGGCGCCGGCCGCAGGCATCACCATGCTGATCGAGGGGAAGCGGCCTAGGCCGATCGATCCCGCAGAGCGCGCAGCGATCGAAGCTCGGCGAGCTCGTCCGTCGGGTGACGTCGAGGCGCGACTTGCTCAGCTCGAGGACGAAGTGCGCTCACTGATGCGGATTGTGCTGCAGATCCAGAGCGAGCGCGTGATGGATGAGCGTCTCGACTCTCACGCATCTGACGAAGCCAGGCGATCTGCGCCGTGATCTGTTCCAGCTCCTTCATCAGCTCCACCCTCTCGTCCGCCCGTTCCATTGCGCCACCCTACGAAGGGGGTGCGCGACGGTGGCTACGGTTCCCATCATGAACTGGAGAGCCACGGGATGGGTGCTCGTCACCATGGGCACGATCGCCGCGCTGGGCGGCTGGTGGTGGTCGACCTCGATCCACGAAGAGCGCCACTCGTGCCGCCTGCGCAACCTTGCAGGACTGGGCGACGAGTGCCCCTCGAAGGCACCGGCCATCGGCATGGCAGTGGTGGGCGGCGTGCTGATCGTGTTCGGCCTCGCCGTGCTCGTCGGTGCGGTGGCTGGGTCCGGCGACCGGCAGCGCGCCTGATCGTGTCAACAGAACGTGTCACCGATTCCGGCCCTGTGAGCAGGCCGTATCAATCGACGTGCGTCTATCGTCCCTGCTAGTGCGAGTATCGAACGCGACGTGCCACTACCGTTCACGTCTTGTGCGGGATTAAAAGTCCGCTGCTCTAACCATTGAGCTAAAGGGGCTTGCCCTGGTAGGCTGGCATTTCTGCCGGTGCCCGCCAGGTGGCGTGCCACCAAACGTGTCAACTTCTCGACGTCTGGAGACCAGCCATGGAGAGTACCGGGCGATGAGCCGCCAGAAGGGCTCGCTGCAGCACCTCGGCGGCGATCGCTGGCGTGTGCGGGTGTTCGGTGGCCGCTCGGCCAGCGGCAAGCAGGTGACGCGCTCGCGCTCGTTTCGGGCGCCGAGCAAGCGGGCCGCCGAGCGCAAGGCGCCGACGATCACCGCCGAGCTGTTCGCCGAGCTCGACGGTGAAGGCCGCCCGCGTGGATCCGTCGCCGAGCTCGCCGCAGACTGGCTCGAGCTGAAGCGTCGGCAGGGTCGCTCGCCCTCGACGATCGAGAGTTACGAGGTGATCGTCGATCGCATCGTGGAGAGGTTCGGTCGCGTGCAGGTGTCCGAGTTGGGCGGCCGCGACATCGATCGCTGGTACGGCGAGCTCGGCGACTCGGGCGTGGGTGCCTCGACGGTGCAGCACCATCACGCCGTGCTGCGCGCCATGCTGCGACAGGCCGAGCGGTGGGACATCGTCGGCAGCGTCGCGACCCGACGCTCGTCTCCCCCGCCGGTGCCCCAGCACGAGATCAACCCGCCGACCTCGGCCGCACTTGCCGTGATACTGGCCGACGCGTCCGGGGACTTCGGCCACGCGCTGCGCGTCATCGCCGGCACGGGCGTCCGCCGAGGCGAGCTGTGCGGGCTGTGGCGATCGGATCTCGTCGGCGACCAGCTGACCATCCGGCGCAGCGTGCTCGAGCTCGACGGCGGCGGCCTCCACATCGGGCCCACGAAAGGCCGGCGCCCGCGCACGATGACCGTGGGCAGCGACGTGCTCGCTGCGCTCGATGACCAGCGGGCGCACCTCGAGGCGATGGCTGCGGCGATGGGCGTCACGCTGCCGGCCGACGGGCCGATCTTCGCCGACATCCGCGCCGACCCGACAGGCGCCACGCCGCGGCGGCCAGGCTGGCTCTCGGGGCGCTGGGGGAAGCTGCGCGCTCGCCACGGCATGGGCGGCGTGCGGCTGCACGACCTGCGCCACTGGAACGCCACCACGCTGCTCGACATGGGCGTCCCGCTGCCGGTCGTGTCCGAGCGCCTAGGCCACGCCCAGACCTCGACCACGCTGAACATCTACGGTCACGCCGTGCCCAGGTCTGATCGCGCCGCGGCTGAGCTGATCGCCGGCGTGCTCGGCTGAAAACGACGACGAGCCCCACCATCCGGGCGGGTGGCCGGATGGTGGGGCGTGTCGCCCGGGGAGGGCGGTGGAATCTCTGAAGGAAACGCCGCTTTCGGGAGCGGCTACCGTTCGGCGGATGAGACCACGCGTCGGCGATAGGCGACCTGCACCCCTGGCGCCGCTCCCGCTTCACGAGCTCACAGCGCGATGGGGAGAGTGGGATCGGCCAGTGGTGTCGATCTTGTGCGCCACGCTGAACCACGAGCGGTTCATCCGGGACGCGCTCGGCGGGTTCTTGGCCCAGCAGTGCGCCACGCCATTCGAGGTGGTCGTGCGAGACGATGCCTCGACCGATGGCACCGTGGCGATCGTGCAGGAGTTCGTCGACGCCTATCCAGGCGTGGTGCGCCTGGTGGCCGAGCCCGTGAACCGGTGGGCTGAGATCAAGCCCATCGGTGCGCTGACACCACTCGCCCGCGGCGAGTTCGTGGCGCTCTGCGAGGGCGACGACTACTGGGTCGACGACGAGCGGATCGACCGCCAGGTGGCGATCCTGCGGGCGAACCCCGATGCGGTGCTTGTGTACCACGATGCCGTGTCGGTTCGTGGGGACGAGGTCGTGCGTGAGTCGAAGCTGATGCCGGTCGCCGTCGGCGGCATGAGCGGGCGTGACATGCTGCTGGGCGGCATGGCCCCGATGCCGACGATGATGTATCGGAACATCGACCAGGTGCCCGTCGAGTTCGAGCGGCACATGCTCAACTTCGACCAGTTCCTGCACGTCCGGCTCGGCCGGCACGGGCGGGCGATCTGCGAGGACCGAGTGGGCGCCGTGCACCGGCTTCACGACCACAGCGCGTGGTTCGCTGCGACCGCCGAGGCGAAGGCTGAGGCGAACGCCCTGTCTCGCGAGTGGATCGCGAGATGGCTCGATGAGGTTGGCGAGACCGAAGCGGCTGCGCACTTCCGTGCGACGCCGAGGCGCAAGAACCTGATCGAGCGCGCCACTGGGCGAGCGCGGCGAATGGTCCGCTAACCGAGCGTGTTGCCCGGCGGGTTCGAGAACACCCCGTCGGCGTACAGCACGTAGTCGGCGCCGGGGCACTGGTTGCCGGTGATGGTCACGTCGGTGCAGTCGTCGGTTCTGACCGACACCATCAGTCGCGATGCCTGCGCTGGGATGCGGTTGTTCGTGACCGTCACCCCATCGCACTCGATGAACGACACCACCTGCCCGGGGTTCGACCCTGAGCCGGCGCCGCCGGAGTTGTCGGTGTTCCCGGTGAACGTGATCGGCCCGCGTCGCACCCCGTCGAGCGGGGTCTCGAACAGAACGGTGAACGCGCTGTCGGTCGTCCAGTTGTTCGCGATGACGATGTCGCGCACCGTGCCCGGATAGCCCGAGCAGGCGACGCCGTACAGCCGGAAGTAGTCGATGTCGTTGTCGACGATCGCGACGTCGGCGATCACCTGCGCCGCCGAGTTCGGTTCCAGGTCGAAGCACGACCGGCGGATCTGCCGATACGTGTTGCCTCGGATCGTGATGTCGATGCCAGCGACGATCGCCGTGCCCATCCGGCCGTTGTAGCCGAGGAACGAACCTTCGAGCAGGATGTGCTCGGAGAACGGGAAGCCGGTGGTCTGCATCCCGATGTAGACCGGATCAGCCATCACGTTGCGGATGTCCATGTTCGTCAGCCGCACATGCGACGACGACCGAATCGACACGCCGTGACGGCCTTCGTAGCCGAGCGCGCCGCCACCGTTGATGCCGGGGTTCGGGTTCTCGCCGTCGATCTTCAGATCGTCGATCGAGATGTGCGAGCACGACAGCAGCAGCCACGTCGCCGAGTTGCCGCCCACGGTGTCCCAATTGAACGTCGACCCGTTGCCACGAATCTCCCACGCCGAACGACCCTCGAACACGAGCGACGACACCTGATATGTCTGCGCCGACGGGAAGTTGACGACGACGTTCGCGGGGAGCGCGTCGAACCATGCCTGCAACGTCGCCGTGTCATCGCCACCGGACGGCGACGGTGGGGTGCGAGTGTCGGGACTGTTCCACGTCGACACCTTGAACCGTTCGGTGCGTGCCGGGTACGACTTCCAGCCGAGCGGCGGATACACGGCCGACCCGGGGCTTGCCGGGTCGGGCGCCTCAACCCATGAGCCACCAAGGTTCGCAGCACACCACGCGGCCGACTCGGCGACGATGATGCGTTGCACGATGCCCGAGGCATCGACCTCGGCGAAGTACGCCACGGTCACACCGGATACCGGATGATGACAACGCCCGAGCCGCCTGCGCCGGCCGTGCCGGAAGCCGAACCGCCACCACCGCCACCGGTGTTCACCGTGCCGGCCGTTGCGTTGTTCGCCCCGTCGCCGCCGTCACCGCCGCCACCTGCGCCGCCCGTGCCCTTCGTCTGCCCGGCGCCACGAACACCACCGCCACCACCGCCTGCATAGGTGACCGCAGAGCCAGAGATCGCCGACGACAGACCTGCGCCACCGTTGCCGGCGACACCGGCCGAAGCGGCCACACCGACAGCGTTAGCACCACCACCACCACCACCTGCACGGAGCGCAGACGACACGTCGGTGCCGTGTCCGGCGCCGCCGTTGCTGCCCTGGCCTGCCGTGGCTGCGCCACCTGCGAGGTTGCCGGTGCCGCCCGATGCGCCAGAACCGCCGCCACCAGAACCGCCGTCAGAACCAACAGCGGCCGCGCCACCCTTGCCGCCGCCGACGGCGGTGAGTCCGTTGAAGGTCGAGTTTGATCCGTTCGATGCTGCTGCGCCACCGGCACCGATGACGACCGGGAACGAACCGGCAGCTAGAGAGACCGTCGACCCGCCAAGGTTGGTCAGCAGGCCACCAGCACCGCCACCACCGCCACCGTTGAGGCTGGCCGACCCGCCACCACCACCCGCGATGACCAGATACTCGACGCCGGTGCGTGAGCCGCCAGACACGACGAGCGTGTCGGAGCTGGTGAACGTGTGGATCTTGTAGCCACCCGACGTGGTGATCGTGCCGCCGGTGACGGTGACGATGGGGACATCCGAAGCTGAGGCGACGATGCCGAGCGTGCTAGGCACTGAGGTCTCCCAAGAGGAGGTAGGTGTCGGCAGCAGTGCAGAACAGGGTGCACGCGCTGTACTGGGCGCGGGTCTTCAGGCCCGGCGTGCCGTTCACCGTGGCGCCTGATGCGCTGAACGTCACTTGGCCGGCGCCCGTCTGTGCGAAGTCGATGCGCTGTCCTGCGGCCAGGTCGAGGCTGCCGTTGATCGTGACCGTGATTGCCGATGCGTTCGACAGGGTGACGAACTTGCCGGCGTCCGAGGCCGTTGGCGTGTCCGTCGTGCCGGTGACGGCGCGGATGGTCTGCGCCGTCGACCAGTCGCCGTTCGATCCGTTGGTGCCGTTCGACCCGTTCGCGCCAGCGGGCCCGGCACTGCCCTGCAACCCTCGCGGCCCAGGGATACCAGGCCCGGCGGCATCGGCGGGGGCGAGCAGTTCGGCAAGCACGCCGGCCATCACGTAGGCGCCGGCCTGGTTCGGGTGGACGTGGTCGGTGAAGTAGGCGGTGTCCGGCTCGATGCCATCACCCGTCGACAGTTCGACCGTCCAGTCGGCGACCTGCACCGTCGTGCCGGATGCCTGCTGGCGAATCCAGGCATTGACGGTGGTGAGTGCCGTGCGCTGCACCGTGGTCAGATCGTCGCCGACGCCGGTGTTGAACCGTGGCGGGATCGTGCCGATGATGACGTCGATCCCTGCGGTGGTGCAGGCCGAGATGATCGCCGACAGGTTCGCGATGATCGTCGCCGCGACCGGCGTCGTCTCGCCGATGTCGTTCGTGCCGGCGAGCACCACGCACAGGTCGGGCGCAGCCGCTACGACGTCGGCGGCAACACGGGCAGCGATCTGCGTCGACGTCTCCCCAGCGTTGCCCTCGTTCGTCGTGTCGTACAGGGCGCCAGCGAGCGCCGTCGCAGCCGTGAACCACTTCTGCTGCTGAACGATCGAATCACCCAACAGCACGACCTCGCCGACCTCGTCGGGGGCCTCCTCGATCACGATCGCCACGGCACGACCCGAGTAGGCGAGGTCGCCCACAAGCGGCAGACCGGCCGTCAGCTCGGCGTCGAACGACATCGCCACACCGGCACGAAGCACACCGGTCGATGAGTTGTGGATGAACGTCGCCGTGGTGTTCGAGCACCACAGGGTCGCCACGTACTGGCCGGGCTCGAGCGCCGTGTCCGCGGTGAACGAGACGGTGATCGCACCGTTCGACGGCGACGGGCACGCGATCACACCGGAGGACACGACCTCGACGCCGAGCCAGCCGCCGCCCGTCTTCGGGACGACACGGTGGATGGCGACCTCGATGTTGCCCGATGCGACGGTGCATGGCAGCCGAGCGGAGCGGACGGTCTTCGCGACCTCCACGTCGAACCGGACGCCCGACGAGTAGTTCGCCGACCACCAGGTGGCGACCGTCTCCCAGTAGATCGCCGCCGCTGCGGGCGGGATGATCGTTCCGGTCGTCGCCGACGGTGAAGCGGGCGGGCCAGGCTGGCCCATTGCGGCGGTGCCGATGACAACTGCTCCGGTCATGCCGATGCCCTTCCGGACACGTGAAGCGTGCCCTTGATGAACGTCTTCTCGTAGTTCGTGCCGCGATCACGCACAGCGTCGAACGTGTAGCGGCCCGTCGCCAACGTCAGCAGCGATGTGCGCGACAGGCGCAGGTAGGCGTAGCCGTCGGTCGGGTCCGGATCGATCCACTCCAACGGCGCGAGCACCGTCCCACCGGACGACGCCGACACGGCACCGGAGAACGTGGAGCCGGTCACGTCGAGCGGGTTGGTGACGGTGATCGTCCGCTGCCCATACGCGCCACGAACCTCGGTGAACCCAGGGTCGGTGGCCGACACCGGCGACACCAGATAGACGGGGAACACCTCGTCGTCGGCGTTCGTCGTGCCACGCTGCACCGCCCACCGGGCGAACAGCGGTTCGCCACCGAGGTCGATGACGGCCATCAGTGCGGCGCAATCCGTGAAGAAACGATCGGCATGGTCACACCCCGCCCGGGGTGCCGCCGGCGGGCAGCAGGCCGCGCTCGGCCGGGAGAACCGGGGTCACGCGGCGGATCGTCGCGACCACCGCGCCGAGCACGGCAGCGACACGGACGGCCCACGCGGCGACGTCATCGGAGATCTCGGGGATGGCCTTGCCGATCTCCTCCGAGCCGATCACCAGAGCCGCTGCAGCGACCTGCAGCCAGGTGACGACGTTGACGAGCACGACACGTGCTCGAGCCAGGAACTTGCTCATGATGCCTCCGGTGGTGGGTCGAGCGGAAGGCTCCGCGGTGGGTTCGTTCGAAGCGCCGACACTGCGGCCTGCAGCGTGTCGAGCGTCGAGAGGATCGTGTCCATGCGTTCCGAACCGCGATCAAGGCGTTCGGCATGGATCGTCGAGTTCGCTTCCACGACGGCGACGCGGCCCTCGATGTGCTCGAGGCGGCTGCCGTTCTCGGCGTGCTGGTTGTCGTTGCGGTCGGCGAGCGCGTCGATCTTCATGCCGAGCGCATCGATCGATGCCTGGTTCACCGAGACGATCTCGGCGCGCATCTGGCGCAGGATCGCTTTCCAGACCCATCGCGCGACCGCGACTGTGGCGGCGACACCGACGGCGATCGATGCGGCTCGGCCCGTGTCGTGGGTCAGGCTCTCGGCGAGCAGCGCGGCGCCGACCCCGAACGACGATGGGATGAGCGGCTGCATCAGGCGATGCCCGCGGCCGCCAGCTCCGCGTTGGTCCAGGGGATGCCGGGCTTGTTCCCGCGGGCGGAGAGCTCGGCCAGCGTGGTGATGTGGCGCAGGCGTCCCGACTCCATGAGCACGAACCTCGCCGTACCTGGCGCCCCGTAGACCGGGTGCGGTTCGGCGTTGGTGATGATGGGCGGCATGTCGTCGTCCTCCGGAGTGGGCGGTGCGGGCGGGTCGGGCACGACCTCGACGGGCGGCGGCTCGAGCCACTGGCCGACGGCTGCGCGCCAGGCGTTCGGATCCCAGGTCAAACGGCCGGGCAGCGTGGCGATCCGGCCACCGGTCGGGCCGGCCGGGTCGATCTTGCGAGTCGGCGCGTACTCGGCGTGCGTCGTCGCACGCTCAGCACCGAGGCCGAGGCGGCGCAGGATCGCAGCGGTGCCGATCTCGTACGAGGCGATCATGGGCGGCGCCCACAGCTCGCCGACGCCGTTGTTCACGGCCTCGACGGACAGCAGGTACTGGTTGCCGGTGTCGACGCCGGGCAGCCACGGGAGCGAGCCCTTCCCGGCGTGGTTCGCGCGGCCGGCGGCGATGATGTACCAGACGCCGTCGCGCCAGAGCATCGCCTGAGCGATCGGGCCCGGGGCGACGCTGTTGCCGTTGGTGACGACGTGGAGGTTCGTGGCGAGCGTCGAGGCGGTCGGGCTTGCCGTGTGGTGCGCCATGATGCCGAGCGGATCGGCGGCGAAGTCGCGGCCACGGGTCTGCCAGCCGGCGGTCTCCACGACCTCGAGGCCGGCGCCGCGCAGGACGTCGGCGAGCCAGAGTGCGCGCATGGATGCTCCGATCAGGCGGGGCCGATGTCTTCGACGAGCAGCCGAGAGGGCTGTGTCGTCGAGAGCACGGTGTCGACGGTGCCGGCGCCGGTGAGCAGCCGGGACTTGTAGGTGACGGAGCCCGCCGATGGGGCATCGAGCGCCTGGATCGAGACGTACGCGTTCTTCCCGGCCCCGACGGTCTCGGTCCACTTGTCCAGCACGGTGCCGCCGGCGTTGACGATCTCGAGCTCAGGGTTCGACTCGGACGTTTGCTGAAGGATTCGGCACTGGGCCGTGATCCGGTACAGCCGCCCGGCGGGTGCGGTGAACGTGATGGAGCAGTCCGTCAGATCGGTGGCAGCCGTGATGCCCGTCTGGGAGGTGAACCCCCCGGCGCGAGCGACCACACCGGGCGCTGCGGCGCGCGCCGAGATCGTGGGGTTCGCGCCGAGGTAGGCGACGGTGCCCTCACTGGCCGACGTGGCCGTGGTGCCGACGAGCGGGCGGCGGGGTGCGCCGACCTCCCACGACACATCGCCGTCCTCGAACACGACGTAGTCGGTCAGGTCGGTGTAGGTGGCCGTGCCGACACCGGTCGAGCGGCGGGCGTAGACGCCCATCCCTCGCTGGATCGGGAACGTGAGGCCGTAGACCCGCAGGGTCAGCGGGGTGATCACGCCGTCTCGGAAGAAGATCTGCGACGACGGGTCAGTCAGGCCGGTCACGAGATCGAAGGCGAACACGTAGTCGCCGGGGGTGACGAACCGCGAGACGTTGTAGGTGCGCGAGTTCAGGCGCAGGTCTCGACGTTCCGCGTTGAACCGGTTCAGCGCGGCCGTGCCGATCAGGCTGGCGTTCGCTGCCAGCTCCGAGGGGGCATCGACGTACCGCTCGACGTGGAGGGTGTTGCCGGCCAGGTCGCGAAACGCGGTCGACCCGGTCGAAGTGGTCGCCGTGGTGGCCGAGCCGCTGCCGCGGGTGACGACGATGGCCTTCGTGATGTAGTCCTCGACGTCGACCGCTGTCTGGATCACCGAGCCTTCGAGGCCCTGGTATCCGTTGTCGCGGCCCTCTTCCTTGCGGGTGACGACCACCTCGGGCGACGATCCGAACAGAGTCGCCGGTGCGGCTGCGTCGATCGTGCCGTCCGGGTTGATCCGGTACTCGGCGCCGAGCTTGCGGCACACGTCGTCGAGCGCCTCGCGGCGGGTGACGAACTGGTAGGTGTTCGTGAGCGTCGGCAGGCCGGTGTTCGTGACTGTGCCGACGGTCAGCCCGGGCGGGCAGAGTGCCGTCACCCACGTGGAGAGCGTGGCCGTGGTCTGGCTCACCGGGGTGGTGAGCAGGCCTTGCGTGGCGGCGGTGCCCGGGCCGTAGCCCTTCGGAGTGCCGAGCCACCACTCGAGGCCGTGGCCCTGCACGTCCGTCGGTGACGGCGACTTCGTCACCACGCAGGTGTGCAGCGCGGCGTCGAGGATGTTCGCGTCGCTGTAGCCATCGATCGGATCGAGCCGGGTGTGTGTGAACACGATGTGATCGAGCCGGGCGATCGACGCGTGGATCTTGTACGGGGTGTTCTCCTGCAGCTTCAGCGAGAACGTGCCCGGCTTCATGAGGCGGCGAGTGATCACGTCGGCCTCCTCACTGGCGCACGATGCGCTGCCGCCATGCCACTGCGCCGATGAACTGGTCGACCAGGTCGGCCGCAGCGTTGCCCGTCGCAGCGGATGAGCCGTCGAGCTCGCAGCCGACCATGAAGGTCTGCGACGTCCACGGCGAGGCGTTGTGCTGTACCTGCGTGTTCGCCGTGTCCGCGGCACGGGCGGCGGCGGTGGCGAACACCATGCGGTTGCCGGTGCCGTTGTTCGACGTCTCCCGGACGCCGCCGGTGATCGACGCGCCGGCCACTGCGTTGAGGCCGATCTCGTAGCCGGCCGAGGCGGCCGGGTCGGAGACGTTCGCAGTGACGAAGTGGGCGCCGCGCTGGATCGACCAGGTCTCCGAGATGCGGGACGACTGGATGCGGACCGTCACCTGCTCGGGCGAGTTGCGCACGATGACCGGCGCCTTGATGATCGCGCGCGGGCCAAGGTTGCCGGGCCCGCCGACGCTGGTCCAGCCGAACGCGGGCTGGGTCTCCCAGGCGGCGGCGCCGTTGTCCCAGATCTCCAACGTGGCGGTGCCGCTCGAACTGAACGAGGTGGTCGACGTCATCCGGATGATGCCGTTCGAGATGCGCCACGCCGAGATGACGGAGCCGCCAGGGGTGGTGGCGCCGTGGTCGTACAGCTGGTTTCCGACGACCGGATACCAGGTCGACGTCCCGTACTGAACCTCGAGGGTGGCGGCGCCCTTGTAGAACCACTCGGGCCGGGCGACGTAGCGCACCGACGTGACGGTCTGCGGGGCAGCGTCGCGGAAGCAGCGCAGCTCGTAGCCGTCCGACGTGTACCGGATCGGGCTCGTGGTCGCCGAGCCCAGGTCCGGGTACAGGTCCACGACGTTGTCGCTCGAGGTCGGCTGCGCCGGGCCGGTCGCGATGATCGTCGAGGGCGTGGTGATGCTGTGCCCGTTCGTGCGGACGACCGACTGAGTGGTGATCTCGAACCACGGGTTCGCATAGCCGCCGACCCGGCGTAGCGAGACCGTCACCGGGGGCACGTAGAAGTTCGTGAGCATCGTCGCCTGCGACGGGATCACGATGTTCTGCACCCGGTAGAACCCGTCGAACGTCGAGTCCTCCGACCAGATCAGCGGGATCGCTTCCTCGTCGGGGTTGTTCACGTAGCCGGCGAGCTGCTGGCGGCGAGCCTTCAGCTCGTCCAGGAGGTCAGCGTCGATCTCGGCCGTGAACTCCAGGGTGTCGCCGGAGACCTTGATCGAGTCGCCGTCCGGGTCGGCGAGCGTGGTGCGGCCGAGCGTGAGGGTCATGCGACACCGTCCTGGTAGAACCGCAGCAGGTCGGCGATGAGCCCACCGAGCTGCCCTGCGTTGAGCGAGCCGGTCGCGCCCGAGCCGATGATGTTCCCCGAGGGGCCCGCCAGGTTGCCGGCGTCTGCCGAGGCGAACCCGGTCAGCAGGTCGAGCAGCTGCTGCAGTGCGGCGAGCTGCTTCTCGGCGAGCTTGGTCTGCTCCTCGGCGGCCTTCTTCGCCTCTTCCTGCTTGCGCTTCTCGGCGTCGGCGGCCTCCTTCGCAGCGTCGGTCTCGATGCGGTCGAGCTCGCGGAGCTTCGACCAGATCGTCTTGTACTCGTTGCTGAAGGTCTCGTACGCGCCGAGCCGTCCCTGCAGGTACTGGCGATAGTTGTCGAGCGACGTCTGCCCAGTGTCGAACAGGTTCCCGATCGCCTGATCGAACTCGGCCATCGGATCCTCGGGGGCAGCCGAACCGCCACCGCCCCCGCCACCGCCGCCACCACCCGAGCCGACGCTGCTCGGCGACGACGCTGCGGCTGCAGCGGCTGCCACTGCCCCAGCGATTCCGCCCTTGCCGAGGTTGCCGGCGACGGCGCCCTTGGCTGCGCCGACGGCGATGCCGATGCGAACGGTGCGTGGCTTCGACACTTCGTCGAGCAGGGCGAGCGCCCTGAGGTAGTCGCCCTGCGCGACCGCAGTCACAATCTCGGTGCGCTTCGCGAGCGGGATCTCTTCCAGCGACTCGACGTAACCCGACACTGCGGCCGCGGCGCCGGCGCTCGCGCCGTTCATCGCGGCGAGCGCATCGGCGAAGTCGCGCACGTCGGCAGCTGCGGAGGTCGACGCGTCGCCGTAGCGCTCCTGAGTCAGGGCGCCCTGAGCGGCGGCGCGCTCGGCTTCGTAGATCGCGTCGGCCATGACCTGCAGGCCCTCGGCGTGCACAGCGCCGGACTGGGTGGCGAGGTCGTATGCACGCTTCAGGCCGGGGAGGTTCTCCTTGGCCATCTGGTCGATGAACGCCTGCGGGCCCTCGCCCCCGTTCAGCACGGAGTCAGCGAGGCCGGTCAGGAACGTGTCGAGTACCTGTTCGTCGGCAACGGTCGAGAGGTCCTGGATCGCCTGCGTGAGGCTTGCGGCGCGCTCTGCGGCCTGCTCGGCGTTCTTGCCGATGGCCCACATGCCCGCGGCGAGGCCGCCGAGCCCGGCGCCGATGCCGATCATGCTCTGGAGCTTGATGTTGCCGTCCGCGGCGTACTCGGCGAGCTGGCCGAGCGCGACGCCGGCCGAGCCTGCGACGCCGCTGAGGGCGCCGAGATCCTGCGCCGAGTTGCCGACCATGTTGGCCAGCACACTGCGGCTGTTGTCGGCTTCGTTGCCAAGGTCGCGCACGTGGCCGCGAGCCGTTGACGCCGAGGTGCCGACCGTGTTGATCGACGGGGCCACGGTCTCTGTGCGGCGGATGGCAGCGGCGAGCGAGTCGGCGTCGGCCTCGATCTCCTCGATGGTGAGGCCCATGCGCTTCAGGTCGCGAACCCAGCCGTCAACGCTGCGCCCCGCGGCCTCGATTGCAGTCACGGTCTCGACGCCCAGGGCATCGGCCAGGCGCTCGCTGGCTCGCTCGGCATCCTTCAGGCCGACCTCTGCCGAATCGGCAAGCTCGGTCATGGCTGCGGCGACGCGCTTGCCGGCGCTCTCGGCCTCGTCCATACCGGACACCAGGCCCTTGACGGACTGGTTCAGGTTGGTGCCGTCGCCGAGGAAGCGAACGGTCATCTTGCGGTCACCCGCCATCGCCGTCCTCCTCCCACAGCTTCTCGATCATCTCGCCGTAGCGGTTGACGATCTCGTCGGTCTGCTCACGAATGGCGGGCCACAGGAAGTAGCCAGCGCCCGAGTCACTGCCGCGCCACGGCTGGAACTGCTGCCAGCCTCGGCCGGTGACCGTCGTGCCTTCGCGCTGCCAGGTGCGCCACTGGTTCCGATAGGCGCCGAACTCGGCACCGAGCGCGCCCTCGAACCCGTCGCCGAGCTGAACGGCGCCGCCCGTGCTGACCTTCTTGGCCTTCAGCGTGCGAGCGGCACGGCGCTCCATGCGACGCGACGCCCTGCCCTGGGCTGCCGGGATCACGATGTCGCGTGCGATCTCGTACCCGGCGAGCTTGTAGGCCCGTGTCTTTTCGACGTTGCCGAGCTTCTTCAGGGCTGCGCGTGTCTCATTCAGCCCGTTGAACTCGATGCCGTCGGGCATCAGCTCGCGTCGCTGTTGACCAGGGTGAGGGTGATCGCCGAGGCGTCGTTCGTGGTCGAGGTGAACACGAACGGGAGCGCCTGCTTCAGCATGGCGTCACCGGCCACGACTGGGGTGTCGCCGTCGAAGCGCACGTTACCCGTGACCGTGAGCGACGCCGAGGCACCGTCGGAGAGGGTGAGCACGAGCGCGGCCTCGGTGCCGCTCACGAAGCGGTTGTACGCCGTCAGGGAGAAGAAGTCGCCGTTGAGCGTGCCGCCGTACTGGCGGAACGCAGCCTCACGGGCCTGCACCGGCCACTGCGGGGTGGTCGAGCGGATCCGGTGGCGATCGACGGCGAGGCCGTTGTTCCCGGTGATGGTGATCTCCTCGGGCTCGTAGGCGCTGCCGGCGATGGTCAGCGACCCCGAGACGTAGGAGAACGGGTTCCAGCCCGACGGGTACGACGCCGAGGCGAGCGACTGCGCGTAGCTGACCTCCATCGCCGTGAGGTTCACGGTGCACGTGGCGAGCTCGCCGACCTTGAGGCCCATCGACCAGTCCATGCACTGCGCGCCATAGATGTCCTTCAGGCGGTTCGTGCCGCTCTCGTCGGGCATGTTGAACTGCATCGACATGAACTCATCGTCGAGAGTCGACGGCGTGAGCACGTGCGTGTACGGGCCGGACCCCGACGACGAGATGCCGCCCATCATCCACTTGCCGAGCTTCGTGAACCCCTGCGGAGCGAGCTCGAAGTTCACCGGGCCCTTGGCCATCTGGCGGCCGGCTCGCCACACTGACTGCGTGCGGCGACCTGCGCGCAGGCCCTTCGACACGTTGCGGTCGATCGTGTGCTTGACGCCTTCGGAGAGGTACGGCAAGAACGTCGCCGGCGTGACGCGCGTGCCAGCGGTGGTCTCTGCGCTGAAGCCCCACTGGGACTCGAGGCCGGATGCGATTGCCATGTCAGGACTCCTTCGGGGTGATGGTCTTGGCGGGCACGGCCTGCCAGTTGGTGGTCTGCTCGCACAGCGACGCGCCGAGCTCGTCGCTCACGTCGATGACGCCGCCCGGGGCGACTTCCTGTTCGCACGCGGGGACGTAGACCCCTTCGGCGTGCGGGCCGATGTACTTCACCTTCACGGCGTCTCCTAGCTGATGCGGGCTTGATAGGTGAGGCGGGCAAGGATGCGCGCGCCGCAGCCGTGGTCGAACGAACCGGTCGTCTCGTCGGAGACGGTGAACGTCGCGTGATCGATCACGAGCGTCGTGTCGCCGGGGTTGAACCCCAGGCGCGGGTTGTCGGCGACCCACTCGTCGAGGATCCCGAACAGCTCGTACGCTCGCTCGTCGACCTCGGCCTGCAGCGTCGTGGCGAACGTCTCGTCGAGCTCAGGGCCCAGCCGCCGCACCTGAATGTGTACGTCGATCGACGTGAGGTAGGTGCGCAGCTTGCGCCCGGCCTTGATCGTGCGCGGCTCGATGTCGTGGTGCACGTTGTGGAGCCAGATGTGCTCCAGTCGCGTGGCGTCGCCGGGGTGGGCGTAGTCGCAGCCGACGGGCTCGTCCGTCTCGGGGATGTTCGGCAGCAGCGCGGACCAGGCGGTGATGAGTGCGCGCTTGACGGCGACGACCTGGCTGTAGGCCATCAGGCGATCCCGACGCGTGCGGCCTGGTACTCGGCGGCGCGCTTCATGATGACGGCGTCGACCTCGTCGAGGCCCGTCGGGTGGTCCTTGCCGGCGTAGCTGAACTGCTGCGTGACGCCCATGTCGTTCGTCATCGAGCGCGTGCGCGTCCCGATGGTGGAGCGGTCGCGGGTGAGGCGGTCGGCGGCGGCCGTGATCGCTGCGTCCTTCAGGTCTGCCCACGGCTCGTCAAGGCCGTGCTCGTAGCCGATGGAGCACAGCTCAAGCAGCGGGGCTGTGGTGCGGATCGACGCCGACAGCGTGTCGACGTCGAAGTCCGCCGTCGCCAGCGTGGTGCCGTCGGAGACGACCGAGCGCACGGAGCGCAGCGGCGTGTGGTTGACGACGCGCGACCAGGCGTTGCGGTCGGCGTACCAGGCGTCGATGTCGTAGCGCGGGTTCTGTGCGCCGCAGTAGCCCTCGATCAGATCCGTGATCCGGTCGCGCTCGGTGCGCAGCGTGAAGGCGTCGTACTCGCTCATGCGCGCCCGCTGCGCCAGCTCGGCGATGGTGAACATGAAGCCGCCGACGACCCGGTGGTAGGACACGGCTCGCGTCACCGTGGAGATGCGCCACGTGGCAATCAGGACGTCGAGCGTCAGGGCCTCGGCCGTGGTCAGCGCGCAGGTGTAGGCGCCGGTCCCGGCGGCGTCGGCGGTGGCCCGATCGGTGGCGATGACGGTGCCATCTGCCCGAGCGATCGAACAGGTCAGCGTGCCGACCGCGTCGGCCGCTGCGCCGTCCTGGTCGTGGAGCTCGACGCGCAGCACCGGGTCGATGGATCCGGCGAGGATGCGCTGCATGTTCGTGCGTGAGTGCGTCGTCACAGATCCTCCGTTCAGATTCGTTCCGGCGTGAACCACCAGACGGCGTGCACTGCGACGGCGAGCGGGAGCCAGGCGACCGGGATCACCTGAGCTGCAGCGACCGCCATCACGGGCCCGGCGGCGTGCTGGTAGAGGCGCACCGAGTCCGTGGCGATGAGCAGCTGCGCGTAGGCCAGCGCGAGCACCAGCCATAGTCGCCAGTCGGATCCGACGAGCGCTGCGAGGCAGACGCCCCACGGAGCCACGAGGAGCCAGGCGTCGCGCCACCGACCGCGATGGGCGGCGAGTGCGGCGCGGATCGGATGGTCTGCGATCTCCTGAAACTGCGGCCCGAGCGGGTCGAGTCCAGGCTCGGCCACCAGCGCGCGCACCGCAACAGCGGCGAGAGCGATCAGCGGCCACGGCGACCAGGCCCACAGGGCGGCCCACGCCGGCGACGTCTCTCGGATGCAGGCAGCGACCGCGATCACGGCGACTCCTGCGACTACCTGGGCCGGATGGCCGAGCTCGATCAGGAACACGCCGAGCATGGTCACCGCTGTGGCCGGCAGGTCGACACCGACCGGGATCACGGCGCTCGGGCCAAGGATGCCGGGCAGGGCGCACAGGAGCAGCGCAGCGGCTGCAGCGATCTCCCAGCGATCACCAGCGGCCATCCGCCACCCGAAGGTGCTCCCGGCCAGCAGCGGCCACGAGGAGACCCACACAAACCGCCAGGCGGCGAACTCGGTGCGGCACACCGTGGGCAGCAGCCAGCGCAGGTGGAACGGGCGAGGCACCGGGCGACCTTCGGCGGCCGCGAGGTAGCGGGCGGCGTCAGGGCCGATCATGTCGCACCGCCAACCCGTAGCCGGTGTTCAGCAGCTCCCAGCCGTTGCCGAGGTGCTGCATCAGGTGGTGGGCGTCATGCACGACGATCGTGCCGCCAGGTGCGAGCAGGCGCTCGGCGGTGGCCACGTCGGCGCGCAGTGCGGCCTCGCTGTGATCGCCGTCGATGAACACGAGGTCGAATCCGGGTGACAGATCGTCAACCGACGTCATGGTCCACACGTTGGCCGGCAGGTCTGGCCAGATCGTGCGGTGCACCCATTCGTCGATGTCGACCGTGACGACGGTGCGGGCTGTGGTGGCGAGCGCCCTGGTGGACACGCCGAGGCCGGTGCCGATCTCGAGCACGTGCTTGCCAGCAGCCATCGTGGCCAGCACGGTGCGCTCGTCGTCGGCGATGCTGATGCGTGCTACCCGTGACGACGGCTCGCCCGGGTCGTCCTCGCGGTAGAAGCCTCCGCTCGGATGCCGGATCATCGGTGCGCCCACATCTGGAACTGTGGCTCTGCCATCCAGATCGGCTTCAGGTGCGACGTCTTCACCGCGAGGTTGACGTGCACCGGGATGTCGTGCTCCGCGGCTCGAGCGCAGAACGACAAGTCCTCGCCCAGGATCTCGCCCGAGGTTGGGTTGCGCAGCGGCTCGTATGGGTTGGGGCCCAGCTTCTCGTAGACCGAGCGGTGCACGAGGATGCAGGCCGAGCCGGTACCGCTGCAGCGCGTAACCATGTCGGTCTCGTAGCCGTGGCGAGGCAGGAACCCCGACACGCCGTCGGGGCGCGTGATCCAGTCGTACACCGTGGGCACGGGAGCGGTCCAGTAGCCGTTCAGGCCGTCGGCGTTGATCTCCTTCGAGGCGAAGCACAGCGCGCCCATGATCGGGCGCTCGGTGGCGTCGGCCGCGGCGAGCAGGGCCTCGACGGCGTCAGGGGCGAACCCCATGTCCGTATCGGTCCAGAACAGCCACTCCGAGTCGCGCTGCTCGAGGAACATGCGCACGGCGTCGTTGCGGCCCTGGACGATGCCGCCCGTGGAGTACCGCACGGCGATGTACCCGCCACGCACGACGCGCTGGTGCTGACTGAGGTCGTACATCAGCAGATCGGTCATCGACCGATACCACGAGTGCGCGACGTCGGTCGAGTGCACGTAGCAGAGCGTCACCGCGTCGGGGACCGTCGGGCGGTTGATGCCCTTCGGCCGCCGGCTCACCGGTTGCGCTTTTCGCCAGGAGCAGCGGAAGCCTGCTCGACGCCACGGTGCACCGCGCCGGATGAGGTCTCGACGACCTCGGGCGCGTCGGCGAACATGTCGGGGTTGGCGATGACGAACGGGTCGTCGGCCTTCCACACGCTGTTCGCTCGCAGGTGGAGCGTCTGGCCCTTCCAGCCGATGATGGCCGAGGCCTTGCAGAACTTGAGCATGGCAGTCTCCTTTCAGGTGGCAGTGAGGCAGTTGCCCCCGCTCGCCGACTGCCGGCAGCGAGCGGGGGCGATGAACCCGTGAGGGATCAGGTGTTCGTCAGGAGGCGGAACGCCGTGTCGATCACCGAGTCGGCGCCGACGCGAGCGAACGCGAACAGGCCGCGCTCACCGGTGGGCCGGTTGTTCGTGGTGCCCGTGACGAGCGGCAGGACCTCGACCGACATGCCGGCGCGCTGCGCCACGATGTAGTTCGAGAAGTCGCCGACGACCAGGATGTTGCGGGCCGTGGTCGTGGTGGCCACCGCGGGCGCGTAGTCCGACAGGAGCACGCGCTTGCCGTTCAGGAGCGAGATGCCCTCGGCCGTCTGGTCGACGGTGAACCGCGAGGTCGCGGTGCCGCTGCCGAAGCCGCGGATCGCGTTCTCGTAACCGACCGACATGAACCACGAGGCACGTG